TTAGGAGTTCCTAAAGGGAAGACTCCAAAAATTGTTAAAGTCAAATGAGTAGGAGATCAAATGAAAGAACACACAGAGAAAGCGGCCCATCTACACGCTAAGATGCATGGCGAGAAACAACACGCCGCTTATCCAAAAGAGGATTTTCCGATAGAGGTCTACCCCAAAAGCGATTACCCACGCGAAGGATATCCACACGATAGCTTCCCTAGGTCGAGTTATCCCCAGGAAGCCTATCCAAGCGATCCGTATCCCGCAAAACTTTATCCACAGAATTCCCATCCATATGATAGGAATTCACAGTTACCAAGAAAGTAAAGGAGCCCTATATGAAAGAGCCTAAGCAAAAAAACGTCCATGAAAGCAAACACGGTTCAGTGTCTGCCATGCCTCAATTTAATGAAGGTCCATGGAAAAGAGAAATCGTAGACACTATGTGTGGAGGAGGCCGTTACGCTTCAGAGATGAACACATGCGAAGAATACAGACAGCAAGTAGATAAGCTTGCCAAGTATGTCAAAAGTCACAGACAAGAGCATTAATTACACGCTGATTCAGGCGCATTCCTGCTTAGTGGAATACCGCCTTTAACAGGAGACCTATGAAAAAGATCAAGCACGCCCCTGACTATGAAAAAAATGTCACGGCTGACGTGATTAAACACGGAGATAGCCCAGCAGTGCCGGAAGGTCAATGGGAAGTCTATAGAGATATCACTCCGCACGGAGATGGTACAGGATGGGGAGCGTTCCTTCCAAGGACAGCAAAGAGTCGTCCAACTACACACACTAAAACAAACGAGTGCGATCACTGATGAGTAGAAGAAAGACAGCCGGCGAGCTAGCTAATAAAGCGTTATCAGACACAACAAAGTACGACGCTCTTGAAGTCGGCCATGCAATGACCGATGACATCGACACGCATTTGTACGAGGCTGTCAAAAACTACCACGATATCATCGACGAAAACGAGTTCTGCGTTGTCATGATTGTGGCTAAAGACCCGCTACTCGCTAATCTTGTGCGTCGTAAGTTCTATTGCTGGCCCTACCTACCTAAGCCAAGACCCAACCAAGCAGTATTTCTATACAATAAGCGTCTGTGTAGGATAACAAAACGGTTGTGGGTATTACCGAGCGATATGGTAATGGCTGAACTTGCCTCGCTTGCCGTAGTGCATGAACGATATAAAACGATGCAAGCATGGTCAGTGGCCTTTTTTCAAGGTAGCTTTTGGGAATACATTCGTTATGAGAGCGGTATAGATATGCTATCTGAACACGAGTATTTCTTAAAGCATCGCGAGGAACTTATTAAGGCTGGCTGTAAGGTCCCGAGCTCCGGCGGCATGGAGGCCTTCGATTTTAGTAAGATCCACATCAAAAATGTCATAGATACGCAAGAAGCCGTTATCCCTTAGCACCTTTTCAACGTTTTTTGACAGGCACAGCGAAGCAATAGGAGCGTCACCCACCATGTACTTGATTGTGTTGTTATAGCGCGCATAGCTTTCCCTCAGTTGCTTTTTAAGGTTTTCCATATCAATATCTTTTGAAAGATCATTATTGTTATTTTCAAGCATAAGGAGACTCCTACAATGGCTGTTTTAAATCCAGAAGTTAACACACAACACGCGAAAGAACAAACAAAAACGCCCGCAGAAGAGACACAAGTCAAAGCGCAAGAGCCCGCAGCGCAAAAAACAGAGCAGGACACAGAACAGAAAAAGAAAGACATCGAAGAGGACCCGAATTGGCGCGCGTTCCGTGAAGCGCGTAAGAAAGACAGGATAGAGAAGGAGGCTGCTGAAAGAAAAGCTGCCGAAAGAGAGGCCGAGGTCATCGCCTTAAAGGCTGCTATGGAAGCGGCGTTTTCAAAATCAGCGCCATCACCCCAAGCATATCAGCAATACTATGGCACAGCCCCTGCAGATGAAGAAGAGACCGAAGAGCAGCGTATCGAGAAGAAAGTAAGGGCTATCATCGACGAGAAGGAGCGCCAGTATGCTAAAGAACAGCAGGACCGCGAGCTAAAGGAATACCCTACAAAGCTTTCAAGAGACTTCCCGGACTTTAAAACGGTATGCTCTCAGGAGAATCTTGATTATTTAGACTTCCATTATCCCGAGATATCGCGCCCCTTGCAGCGCCTTGGTGACGGTTATGATAAATGGCACGACATCTATTATGCTGTTAAAAAGCTTATCCCGGGCCACTCTACAGCTAGAAAAGACGCCTCCATGGCTGAATCTAATTCTATGAAGCCACGTTCAAGTTCTACGGCTAATCTATCCCCACCCGGAGAAATAACGCGCCAGACTTGGCAAGATCAAGAACAGCGACGAGCAGAGAATTGGGCTAGAATGCAAAGAACGCTGAAGGGGGTTTGATGATTAAACAAAACGACCTAAAAACTTATGAAGTCCTTAAAGATGAGTTTTGTTTTATGAAGGACAAACTTATGACAATAATAAGATTAGTTAATGAAAATGCTCTTATAGAGGCGTATTTCACGATTGGCGGCTTGCACATGCGGTGTTGTTATAATGAAAAGTTTTTCAGCGAAGAAAAAGACAATGAATAAGGTTGATATTAAACATTTAAAACTGTGAATGGGGTTTAGCATGCAAGACGATTATACGATTGAAAACCTTGTGAAAACATTCTCAAAACATTCCGAATCATTTGAAGAGTCACAGGAAGAAATGATCATCAAATTTAAGGCGAACAACCCAGAAGATCCGTTACCCGCACATTTCACCGATGAATTTAACGTTTCAAAAGCGTTATGGGCCATGTGCAGTGAGATTGAAAAGATAAGGGGCATTCTCATTAGAAGAGGAGACCTTGCGATTAGAGATTTTCTTTTTAACACTCAAATAAAGCCAGATGATTGATATTAAACATTTAACTTGTTAGGATAAGGCCAGCGCATCAAATGTGAGACTTCGCCGTCTCCGCTCATGGCCGCATAGTACGCCTCGCCACCGTAAGACTGCTTTTTGTTGAGTTCGTCACTCACTGAAAATCATACTTACAAGAGGCTACTATGACATTCTCCACTGGGATCACTGGGATCCAGAATTTCGCTCCAGAGCTGCCTGTACAGGCAAGCGAAGACCTGCTTTCTACCCCTATGTTCAACTTGATCCACTCCTTCGGGGTAGATCTTCACCACGCTGAAAGCTACATCGGCAAGACCACACGGATGAGCCGTTTTGAAAGGCTTTCAACCGATGGCGGCCAATTGGACGGCAGCGGCATTGACCCTGCTTCAGAAGTGCCAGTACGTACTGACATCGATGCTACAATGGAAATATACGCTAAGAGCATCGTGACGAATGAACAGGTTATTCTCTACGAGAACTCCAAGACCCTAACCAAGTTCACAGCATTGTTAGGACAGTGGCTGCGTGAAAAAGAAGACCTGTTAATGCGCGACCTTTTCGCGTCCTCAGTGTCCTACATCAACGCTACAGGTGGTTTGAACGGCGATCAGCCATCAAACATCAGTTTGAACGATGTGAACAACATTGAAAACATCCTGCTTGGCAATGATGCGCGCACAATGCTGACAGACCTAGAGGCGACTTTACGCTTTGGTACAGCTGGCGTTCGTGACGCGTTTATTGCGCTTGCAAATACAAACCTATCGGCAGACCTTCAGAAAGTACAGGGCGTATTGCTTAAATCCGCCTATCCTACCCAAGAAGGCATCAGGCCCGAAGAATATTGTTCTATCTCACGCTTTAGGTTCTTTGTCTCCTCTAAGGCTGCAAAGATTCCGGGCATCTCTCTTAGAGGTAACACGGTCTATACGATCCCGATGTATGGCCTTGAAGCTGCTGCTAAGATTGAGCAGAACAACTATACCGCCGTACTTGGCTACCGTCCTCCTTGGGTGGTGTCATCCGTAGCTCAGAACAGTCAGCTTTACGCTAAGTTTGCGATTGCTCGCGCAATCACAAATCAAAACTGGATCTCCGGGCTGAATGTAACAACCTTCCAACCATCTTAAGGGGGATTAAATGCCTTTTACTATCATTACAGGTGGATCTTTTACCTCCACAGGTGCAAACGTTCGAATTCCTTTGCCAAGCTCTGCGGATTACTTTGAGACATTTAATGTGACTCAACTTGCAGCCACTAACCCTAATACGGTGACAGAAGGCAAGTGGTTTGGCTCTAAATTTGGCGCCGGGGCCTCTCCTGTTGGTCAAGGGGTTAAAGTGGTTAAAACCACATCTGACCTTACAGGTGTTTTTGCGGCTAATACTGGGTTTTCGTATGTGACTACGTCGCCTAATGTGGGGGCTCAAAACGCAAACGCTATTACTGCCATCACAGCAGCAAGCCCTGCGGTGGTAACGCAAGCTAACCACGGATATGCTAACGGAGACATCCTTCAGCTGTACGGCACGACAGGCATGTTACAGATCGCAGGCATGAACTTTGAAATCTCTTCTGTGACTACTAACAACTATACGCTTTTGGGACTTCCTGCCGCTGCATTTGCCGCTGCAGGCACAGCTGGCTTCACACGCAGGATATCACCCTTTGCTGCTGTTGAACCTCAGTTCATGTTCGTTACAGCCATCTCTCAAGCCAATCAAGCAGTTGTTACAACATCTGTAGACCCAACCCTATATTATGTTGTAGGCATGAAGGTGACTTTTCAAGTTCCGCAATCCTTTGGGATGACTCAGATCAGCGGACTAACCGGGAAGATCGTAGCGGTGAACGCAGCGACCTATCAGATCACGGTAGATATTAACTCAAGCGCCTTCACAGCGTTTGCGTTCCCAGCATCTACATCGTCACCAACAGCCCA